CGTCCTGCTCTACCAGAGCAGTGCCGCGGCTGGCGGCTCGGACGTCGCCGCGAGCGCGCAGCGCGTCATCGCGTGGTTCGACACCGGCACCGGCCTGCCGGTGCAGCCGGGCACGGGTACCACCTCGATCGCGTGGTCGAGCGGGGCCGACAAGATCCTCTCGATCACGGCGGCATAGGGCGGCGGCGCGTGGCGAACCTGTTCACCAGCCAGACCCCGGCGATCACCGACGCGAGCGACGGCGCGCCGGGCATCGCCACCGCCACCACCGTGCGCTTCACCCAGTCCGGCACGGTCACCGGCATCAGGTTCTACGCCACCGCCACCGTGAGCGGCACCTACACCGCCGAGCTGTATCAGGTCACCGCGGCCGACGTCCCCACCCCCGCCGGAACGCTGCTGGCGAGCCAGGTGGCCGGGACCGCGCCGACGGGCGGGACATGGAACACGATCACGTTCGGCACCCCCGTCGACGTGGTGACCGGCACCCTCTATCGCGCGGTGATCCATTCGGGCGCCGGGCGGTACGTTGCCACGCTCAGCTTCTTCGGGTCGGACCTGACCAACGGTGACATCGTCGCGGACGCCAACGGCGATGACCCGGTGGGACTGGGGACGCTGCGCAACGGCACGTTCGCGATCTCCGCCACCGCTGGGGCTTATCCGGGTGGAGGCGGCGGTACCTGTTACTTCGTCGACGTGGAATTCACGGCCGGATCCGTCCCGGACACCGTCGCGCCGGACTCCATCGCCCTGATCGTCACGCCCGGCCAGCCCACCGCCGACGCCACCCTGACCGCGGCGCCCGGCTCGATCCAGATGATCGCCGCGGTCGGCCAGCCCACCGTCACCACCCCGGCCCCCGTGCCCGGTGCCACCACGTCGGGCTGGAACGGGCTGCTGGCCGTGCGCCGGTCCGCCGACGCGGACCACCGTTTCAACGTCGAGCGTGAGCGCAACCCGGTGGACTGCCCGGACCACGGCTGGCCGCTGACGAAGACGGACCGGGGCCTGCACTGCGAGTTCGGCGGCCACGTCGTCACCCCGAGGAGCTACTGATGCGCGCCGTCTATGCCACCGTCGAGAAGATGATGCGCGCCAGCGACGTCAAAGCGTCCGCCTACGCCGGTCCCGAGTTGCTGGCGGCGATCGAGTCGGCCAGCGAGGATGTGGACGCGCTGGTGAAACTCGGGGACTCCCAGCGCCCCGCGTTCGCCCCGTGGGTGGGCACGATCGTGTTCGATTGGCCGTTCGCCAACAACACCGACTCCTACCGGTTCTGGCTGAATCAGTTCCGGCTCACCTCGATCACGTCGGTGATCAGCGGCGGTGTGGACATCACGGCGAGCGCGCTCGGATGGCCCGCGAGCGCGCCGGTCTATTCCGCCCTCGACATCGACACCGAGGGCAGTGACTCCCTGGAGATCGGCTCGGGGACGGGGCAGCGCTCGCTGTCGATCACCGGGACGTGGGGCACTCCGGGGCGCGACGACTCCCGCTCGGCGTGGACGCTCGGCGGTGCGGTGAACGCGAGCGCCACCACCTGGACCATCAACGCCCCGATCGGGGTGGGTTCGCTGGTGCTGGCCGGGACGGAACGGGTGATCGTGCTGGAGCGCGCCTGGGCCGACAGCGGCCAGACCGCCGCCGCGCTGACCGCGAACCTGGCCGACGCGATCGTGTCCGTGCAGACCGGGAGCGCGTTCCTGGCCGGTGAGGAGATCACGATCGACGGCGAGATCATGCTGGTCCGTGACGTCATCGGCAACACGCTCGCGGTGCAGCGCGCGGCGAGCGGCTCGACGCTGGCCGCGCACGGGGCCGCGAGCGCGGTCTACTGGAAGCGCTCGTGCACGGTGGAACGCGGGGCGCTCGGCACGTCGGCGGCATCGCAGTCCAGCGGGGCGGTGCTCTCGATCTACCGCCCCCCCGCGCTCGTGGAGCAGCTCACGATCGCGTACGCGCTGGACCGGCGCGCTCAGGAGAACGTCGGCTACGCGCGCGACCTCTCCCACATCCAGGACCGGCGCGGCCTCTCGGCGAAAGCGGTCGGGCGCGGAGTCGACGCGATCGGGATCGGCGCGCTGCAACAGCGCGTGATCGACGCGTACGGCCGGATCCGGCACCGGGCGATCTGAGATACGATCACCGCAGATCAGCGAGCGTTTCGAGAGGGTGGTGAGGTGGCCGAGTTCAGTGGGCCGATGTTCGACGGCGCCGCCGCCCGCGCGGCCGAGGATCTGCGCGCCGAGATCGAACGCGAGGTGTCCGACAAGGCCAAGGACATGGTGGTCGGCCGGCTCGTCCAGGTGATCCGCCAGCCCACCCCGTACTACTGGACGCAGATCAAGAACATCAGCAGGCGCGGCGGTACGGAGACCACCGGTGAGGACGTGATCTACCACTGGTGGCTGGAGGGTGTCGGCTCCCGGAACTTCCCCGTCACCCGGTTCAAGGGCTACCACACCTTCAGCATCGTCCGCGCCCAGGTGGACGCCAGAGCACAGTCCCTGGCCGAGGGTGTCATGACGCCGTACGTGCACAGGATGGGCGGATCATGACGATCGGGATCCAGTCGCTGATCGACGCCGTCACCTCGCACGCGTCGGCCAGCGGGCACTTCGCCCGCGTGCAGAACCATGAGCCGAAGTCCATGCCGCCGAACGGTCCGGGCCCGGACCTGTTCTTCATGGTCATCGTGAGCAACATCGGCCCGGCCCGGTCCGGGAGCGGCTTGGTCTCGACGACGGCGCGGGTGGAGTTGAGCGCGCGAATCTACATGCCGTTCCGGACCGAGCCGGAGGACCTGATCGACTCACGCCTCACCGAGGCCCTGGACGATCTGTTCGAGGCGTACACCGGCGACTTCGAACTGGGCGGCGCGGCCAGGAACATCGACGTACTCGGCAGCCAGGGGCAGCCCCTCTCGGCCAGGGCGGGATACAGCGCCGTGGACGGGGCGACGTTCCGCGTCGCCGACATCACCATCCCGATCGTGGTTAACGATGCCTGGACCCAGGAGGCCTGACAGTGGCGAAGCAAACGGGCCTCGGAGATCGCCTGCTCGCGGGTGGCTATGACCTGAGCGGGGACATCGCCTCCCTGCAGGGCATCGGCGGCGGCCCGGCGCCGCTGGATCTCACCGACATCACCCAGTCCGGGTATGACCGCGAGGGCGGGTTGCGAACCGGGCGCATCGACTTCACGTCGTGGTTCAACCCGGCCACCGACCGAGCCCACGAACGGTTCGGTGCGCTGCCGACGGCGGACACGATCGTCACCTACTGCCGCGGCTACGGACTTGGCTCACCGGCGGCGAGTTGCTCGGCGAAGCAGGTCGGGTACGACCCGCAGCGTCAGGCGGACGGTTCGCTGTCGTTCTCGGTCAGCACCCAGTCCAACGGGTTCGGCATCGAGTGGGGTATCCAGCTCACGCCGGGGCTGCGCAGCGACACCACAGCCACGAACGGGGCGTCGATCGACAACGGGGCCGCGTCGACGTTCGGCGGCCAGTTCTATCTGCACCTGACCGCGTTCACCGGCACCAGCGTGGTGGTGAAGATCCAGGACTCGGCGGACAACGCCACCTTCGCCGACCTGGCCGGGGCTGCGTTCACCGCGGCCACCGGGCCGACCGCGGAGCGCATCGCCATCAGCAACGCGGCCACCGTGCGCCGCTACGTCCGGGTGGCGACGACGGGGACGTTCACCGCGGCGTCGTTCGTCGTGAACGGGGTCCGCAACGAGACCGCCGGGGTGGTGTTCTGATGATCGTGAACCACACCCCCGGCCTGACGTACAAGACGTACGAGATCATGTCCCCGCTCCCGACGCACTTCCGTCCGGCGACGTGTCGGGAGATCGAATGCGCCGGCTACGTCAACGGCTGGAAGACCACCGTCCTGCCGGGCACGCCCGAGCACGCTCAGGTGCTGGCGCTGAAAGGCCGCTACTCGTTCACCGGCCCGGTGCGCAACGCCGACGGGACGGAGACGTTCGACTTCTCCGCCGGTCAGCAGTGTTTCCGTCGCTCCCAGCACCGCATCCCGGTGGGGCGCGAACCGCTGTACGTCGTGCGCGACAAGTACGCGGACACTCGCGTGCGGCAGTACCGCACCGAGGATTGGGTGGACGACTTCGCGAACCACCAGCAGGGCATCGCTGATCGAGTCAAAAGGGGTTAGATCATGGCAAAAGAGACCGCCGCCGCGACATGTAGATAAGGAATCAACTAGAATGACGGCATGGCTCTTTTCATCGGACCGCACTCGCGAGAGTGTGGCGCCTGTCATGCCGTCAAGGCATTCGCGGCCTTCTCCCCTCGAGGGGGAGGGAAATACAAGAGCACTTGCAAAGAGTGTTGCGCCAGCCAGGCGAGAGACTGGTACAGCCGGAACACCGAACAGGGGCTTACTAATCGTCGCCGACTGCAACTCGCTGCGGACTATGGCATCACGCCAGAGCAGTATGAAACGATGCTCGCCGAACAGGGTGGACTTTGCTGGATATGTCGCCAGCCCGAAAAGACTGAACGAGACGGGAAGGTCATGCGCCTCCCCGTCGATCACTGTCACGCCACCGGTCGCGTGCGCGGCCTCCTTTGCCACCGATGCAACCGAGCAATTGGACTGCTTGGGGAGTCTCCGGAACTACTGCTCCGGGCGGTTGAATATCTACGTAAGGAGTAGAAAATGAAAGAGACCGGGCTCGGCTGGAGTGCACTGTCGGTGGACGACAGTGCCGGATCGGCCAGGGACATCAGGAACGACATCACCAACTTCCAGTTCGCCACCCCGCGCGGCATCCAGGACGTCACCGGCGTCGACAAGTCCGCGTTCGAGCGCCTGCTCCTGCTGGCCGACTTCACCGTCACGAACAACGGCGTCTTCAACGACGCGTCGAACATGTCGCACTCGGTGTTCAAGACGGTCCCGTCCACCAGCGTCGCGCGCACCACCACGCTGACCGTGTCCGGCCAGACCCTCGCGGGCGAACTGCTGTACACCGACTACGCCCTGACCCGCGCGCAGTCCGGCGAACTGACCTGGACCGCACCAGGCGTCTTGGCAGACGGTCAAGTACCTACGTGGTCGTAAGGTTCACAACGGACTATCCGGCTATATCAAACAGGGAGCACGGAATGGGTTTCAGGCTCAAGCGAACGTTCAAGCTGCGATGGAGTGGGGACCTGGCCGGACTGGAGATCGACACCCGGTCGGCCAGCGTCGAGACCGCCGAAGAGGTGCGAGCGCTCGTCTTCCAGCGCCGCGACGGCGCCGAGGGTGGCGAGTCACGGCTGGTGGAGATCATCGTCGCGCACATCGTCGGCTGGAACTTCGAGGACGAGGACGGCCAGATCCTCCCGGTCAGCGCGGCGAGCCTGAACGCCCAGGAGCCCGCCCTACTCCGGGAGATCGCCAAAGAGTGGTACCTCGCCATCGCGGGGATCTCCGCCCCTTTGGATCTGGGCTCGACAGAGCCCGAGTCCTCGGCGCCGGAGCTGTCGATTCCGATGGAAACCCCGTAGGTCT